TGTAGATGGAGTAAGAACAATGGTTAGAACAAATGGCTAACCAATTTATAACAAATATAAATAGTATTAATTTTTAAATAAAAAATAGATGACACCAGAAGTAACAAAGATTGGTAACAAGTTATTTGACAAAGTAGAATTAGCATCACAAAGAATTGAATTAGCATTATTAGATGATATTAATAAAGCAAGAATAGATACAGATAATATTGAAAATTCATTAATAGACGAGGTTACAAAAGCTGTTAGTATTTTAGAAAATGGAAATAAAATAATTGATAAAGCTATATTAAGTTCTAAAAATGTAATTGATAATATAGATAAAGCAAGAGTTATGTCAAAAGAATTAGGAATTGATTTACCTAAAAATTTAGATACTTTTTATAAATATTATCAAGATAGTATAAAATCATATACATTAATGAAAAATACAATATCATCTTTTAGTACTAAAATAAATTCTATATAATAAGTAAATAAATAAATATGAACGTAGTAAATCAAATTAAAGAACTTTTGGGAATGGAAGTAAAACTTGCCCAAATGAAGTTACAAGATGGTGTTACTGTTATTGAAGCAGAAACATTTGAACCAGAAATGGCAGTCTTTATTGTTAATGAAGATGAAAGAGTACCAATGCCAGTTGGTGAGTATATGTTAGAAGATGGTAACGTATTAAAAGTAGAAGTAGAAGGTGTTATTGCATCTATTGAAATGCCAGAAGAAGCACCTGAAGTTGAAGAAGAAGTAGAAACTACTAAAAAAGAAGAAGAAATGAATGCTGAAGTAGCTACACCAAAAAGAGTAGTTGAAAGTGTTACTAAAGAAATGTTCTTTTCTGAAATTGAAAAATTAAGAGCAGAAATTGCTGAATTGAAAAGTGTAAAAACAGAAACAGTAGAATTATCAAATGATAACATTGAAGTTTTATCACACAATCCAGAAGCTACTAATGAAGTTAAAATGAATTTATATTCTAAAAAAAGACACGCTACAACATTTGATGTAGTATTGAATAAATTAAACAAATAATAAAAATAAAAATTAAATAAAAAATGGCTACAACAACCTCAATTACAACAACCTATGCTGGGGAATTTGCTGGAAAGTATATTTCTGCTGCATTATTATCTGCTTCTACTATCGAAAATGGTGGTATTGAAGTAAAACCAAATGTTAAATATAAAGAAGTTATCAAAAAAATTGCAACTGACGGAATTGTTAAAAATGCAACTTGTGACTTTGATGCTACTTCTACTGTAACATTAACTGAAAGAATTATACAACCAGAAGAATTTCAGGTAAATTTGCAATTATGCAAGAAAGATTTCCGTAGTGATTGGGAAGCCGTCCAAATGGGATATTCTACATTTGATAATTTGCCACCTTCATTTGCTGATTTTTTATTAGCACACGTAGCTGCTAAAGTTGCTGAAAAAACAGAACAAAACATTTGGAAAGGTGCTACTGCTACTGCTGGTGAGTTTGACGGATTTGTGACACTTGCTACTGCTGATGCAACTGTTTTAGATGTAGCTTCACCCGCTTCAGGTGGTGTAACTGCTGCTAACGTAATTGCTGAAATGGGTAAAGTAGTTGATTTAATTCCCGCTGCTTTATACGGAAAAGAAGATTTATACTTGTACGTTTCTCAATCAGTTGCCCGTGATTATGTACGTGCTTTGGGTGGATTTGGTGCATCAGGTTTAGGTGCAAATGGTACAAACGCTATGGGAACACAATGGTATAATAATGGAAGTTTATCATTTGATGGTGTTAAAATCTTTGTTGCAAACGGAATGGCTAATGATTATATGATGGCTGCTCAAAAATCTAACTTATTCTTTGGAACTGGTTTATTAAATGATAGCCAAGAAGTTAAGTTAATTGATTTGTCTGACCTTGATGGTTCTCAAAACGTAAGAGTTGTAGTAAGATTTACAGCAACAGTTCAATACGGAATTGGTTCAGAGATTGTACTTTACACTCCTGCAGCATAATCATAAATAAATAAATTCTAAAAGGGTGGTGGAATAAACACCACCTTTTTTTTAACTTTAAATATATAAAAATATGGCTTGTGATATTAGTTTAGGTAGATTAGAACCTTGCAAAGATAGCAATGGTGGATTAAAAGCAGTTTACTTTGTAAATTGGGGGGAAGTAACAGGTTTTGTTTATGGTACAGGTAACCAAACAGATGCTGTTGATGAAATAACTGGAACACCAGATGCTTACAGATATGAGTTAAAAGGTAATTCATCTTTCACACAAACAATTACATCTTCAAGAGAAAATGGAACTACATTCTTTCAACAAGAATTGGCATTGACTTTGAAAAAATTATCAATTACAGACAACAAACAAATTAAGCTTTTGTCTTATGGTAGACCACAAGTAATTGTTGAAGATAACAATGGTAATTTCTTTTATTGTGGATTAGAACACGGAATGGATGTAACAGGTGGAACTATTGTTTCTGGAGCTGCGATGGGAGATTTGAGTGGTTATACATTAACACTTACAGGAATGGAACCAGTTCCAGCAAACTTCTTGTTGAATGATTTGTCAACTACTGGATTTAACGTTATTATTACAGATTAATAATTGTTTTTTTGTTTTTTAATTAAGGGATACTTTAAGTGTCCCTTTTTTATTTTAAAACAATTTCAATATACTTTTATTTTTAAATAAAAAGATAATGATAATTTTAAAAGAACAAGTAGAAGAACAATCTTTGAAATTTATTCCAAGAACTTATAGTGCTACATCAATAGTTTTGGTAAATGAAATGACAAATGAAAGTACTACTATAACATCTGATTTTTATATAGATGGTTATTATCTATACACAACAGCTACATTTGATTTAAAAGAAGGTAATTTTTATACGTTATCTATTCTTAACAATACTGATGTAGTTTATAAAGATAAAATATTTTGCACAAATCAAGTTATTGCTAATTTTTCAATTAACGATGGTCAATATGTAGCAAATCAAACAACTAATGATTATATAGTTTATGAGTAATTCAAATATTTCTATTGTAAATTTAAGTGCTTATACAAGTCCTAAAATACAAGAAAATAAAAAGCAAGGTTATATAGAATATGGTGATGATAATAACTACTTTCAGTTTTTAATTGATAGGTTCTTATATTCAACTACAAATGGTGCTATTATTACAGGTATATCTAATATGATATATGGTAAAGGTTTAGATGCTTTAGATGCAGCAAGAAAGCCAAATGAATACGCACAAATGAAAACCTTATTTAAACCAGATATGTTGCGTAAAGTATGTTTAGAACGCAAACTAATGGGTATGGCTTCTATGCAAATAGTAAAGCAAAAGAATAGAATAGTTAAAGTTGAACATTTTCCAATACATACATTAAGAGCAGAAAAATGTAATGATAAAGGACAAATAGAAGCTTACTTTTATTCAGCAGATTGGAGTAAAGTTAAACCTTCTGAAGTATTGAAAAGAATACCAGCTTTTGGTTTTGGTAATGGTAATGAAATTGAGATAATGGTTATTAAACCTTATTTACCAACATTCCACTATTACACACCAGTTGATTATAATGGTGCTTTAGATTACGCTATGCTTGAAGAAGAAATATCTGTTTATCAAATAAACGATGTAAAAAATGGATTTAGTGGAACCAAAGTTATCAATTTTAACAATGGAATTCCTACAGAGGAGATGCGTGACCAAATTAAAGCTGATGTTAAAAACAAACTAACTGGTTCACGAGGTGATAAAGTAATTGTAGCTTTTAATGCAAATGCAGAAAGCAAAACAACAGTTGAAGATATACCATTAACAGATGCACCAGCACACTATGAATATTTAAGTAATGAATGCTTTAATAAGTTAATTGTTGGGCATAGAGTTACTTCACCTATGTTATTAGGAATTAGAAATGGTGATGGTGGTTTAGGTAACAATGCTGATGAAATAAAAACTGCTACTTTATTATTTGATAATGTAGTTATAAAACCATATCAATTAGAAATAATAGAAGCATTAAATGAAATATTATTCTATAATGATATTAGTTTAAAATTATACTTTAAAACTATACAGCCATTAGAATTTACTGAATTAGACAATGCACAAACAGATGAACAAGTAAAAGAAGAAACTGGTTTAAGTTCACACACTTGTTTAAGTTCTGATATTGCAGATGCTTTAATTGCTAAAGGTGAGACGATGGGTAATGAATGGACTTTAGTTGATGAAGTAGAAGTTGATTATGATTTAGAAGAAGAATATGATGCTGAAATTAACTTTATAAACGAAAACAATAAAAAAAGCAAAAGTGCATTATCTAAAATATGGCAATTTGTTTCAACAGGAACTGCAAGACCAAACGCTAAAAGTCCAGAACAAGATGAAACTATTGATGGTGTACAATTCATAACAAGATATGTTTATAGTGGTAATGCAACTGGACAAAGAGAATTTTGCAATAAAATGATTAATGCTGATAAGGTATATAGAAAAGAAGATATTATTGCAATGGAAAGTCAAGCAGTAAATGCTGGTTTTGGAAAAAATGGTGCTGATAACTATTCAATCTGGCTTTACAAGGGTGGTCCAAGATGCGAACATAAATGGTTACGTAGAACTTATGCAAACTTTGAGGGTGTTAAAATAGACCCTACAAATCCAAACGCAAAAAATATTAGTTCTGCTACTGCTGAAAGATATGGTTATAGAATAAGAAATGAAAAAGAAGTTGCTATGAAACCAGCAGATATGCCAACAAAAGGTTTTACACAAGAGTATTGGGACAAAATGGGATTTACAAATTAAGATATGGCACAAGCATTATTTGTTACGAGAGATGATATTGTTAGATTTACAGCATTAAATGGAAATATTGATGTAGATAAATTTGTTCAATATGTTAAAATAGCACAAGATACACATATACAAAATTATTTAGGAACACAATTATTTAATAGACTAAATGATGATATTGTAAATGATGACTTAATAGAACCATATACAACGCTTTTAAGCAAGTATATTAAACCTATGGTAATACATTGGAGTATGGTTGAAGCTTTGCCGTTTTTAGCCATTACAATCGCTGGAAAAGGTATCTACAAACATACATCAGAAAACGCTACAAATGTTGAAAAGAATGAAATTGATTTCTTGGTAGAAAAAGCAAGGGATATAGCACAACATTACACAAATAGGTTTATTGATTTTATGAGTTTTAATCAAGCAGATTTTCCTGAATATAATGCTAACTCAAATGGTGATATGTATCCAGATAAAGATGCTTATTTTACTGGATGGGTATTATGATAAATAAGTATAAACCAAAACAAGCTAACATTAAAAAGTTAGAAATATTTTTAAAAAAAATAGAAAACAAAACTAAAGATGGGATTAAATTTTCAAAGCATTAAAGGAGACACATTTGAAGAAGTACCTTTTGAGATACTATTAAACGATGAACCATATAGTTTAGAAGATGCTATTATTAGAATGCAGTTAAAAAAAGAATATGGTGGTATTCCAGCTTTATCTTTAACTTCAGTTGACGATACTGGTATAACAATTACTGATGATGTAAATGGTTTATTTAAGATTAATGAGCAGATAATTGATATATGTGCTTTTAATTATTTATATGATATAGAAATTGAGTTTGGTGATGGTACTGTTAAGACTTACATAAGTGGTAATTTTGTAATTAAAAATGATGTAACAAGATAATGAGTGATATTATAGATATAAACGTAAATGAAACCATTGAAGAAGTTACTATTAATGTAACTGATAATCTTATTACAGTTAACATAAACAAAGTAACTGGTGGCGGTGGTGGAACACAAACATTAGCGCAAACATTAGATTTAGGAAATACAACTGGTGGTGAAAATATAAGTATTTCAAATGGTGATGCTATTATTTTAGATAATGGTTCAATGCTTAAAAAAGGAACTATTGATGCTGGAAATGGTGGTGCTAAAGGTATTTCACAAATATGTGGTGTAGGATATGAACACAAATGGGAAGCTGGTAGACTTTACATAATGAATGATGGTGGTACTATTATACGTGAAGTATCACATAATCTTACATATACACCAACTGCAACAGATGATGTAACTAAAGGTTTTGTTCAAAACACAAGATGGATTTTAGACAATGGTGATGTTTATCTTTGTACAGACCCAACAGAAGATGCAGCAGTTTGGGAATTAGTAAATACTGGTATTACTCCAACACTTCAAGAAGTAACTGATGAAGGAAATGTAAGTAGTAATGATATTCAAGTTACACTTGGCAGCAGTTCCGCTTATTTAAGAAGTGATAGTTTAAAAGTTGATGATGGCACTCCAAATAGTATAGTTGTAACAGGAAATAAAATTGTTTTTACAAAAACTGAACAATTAGATTTAACCACACCTACATTTACCGCTCCAAGAACTCAAACTTTTCAAAATGCAAGTGGCACACTTGCTTTACTTTCTGATATTCCAACAGCAGGAGTTACTTCAGTAGGATTAACTATGCCATCTGCATTTAGTGTAACAAATAGCCCAATTACTTCAAGTGGAGATATAGCTGTAACAGGTGCAGGAACTGCCTCTCAATATGTTAGAGGAGATGGACAATTAGCAACTTTCCCAAGTGGTGGTGGAGGTGGTTCTTCTGTTAATTATTACCTTAATGGTTCAATTGCTGCATCAGTTGCAACTTATCAGCAGATGTCAAACACTGCGATAATTGGAGCAGGTACTGACTTTACAAAAACAGGTAATGGATTAATAGCACAATTCTTAACAGATATAGGTAATCCAAATAGACTTGAGATACCTGGTGGAGCTTGGAACTTTGAGATGTTTTTTTCAATGTCATCAGGTGGAGGAAGTCCTAAATTTTATGTTGAACTTTTAAAATATGATGGTGCAACTTTTACAAGTATTGCATCAAGCTCTGCAATTCCTGAAACAATAAGTGGAGGAACAATTATTGATTTATATTTAACATCTTTAGCAGTACCTACAACAG